GCTTTGTTGGGCATGGCTTGAAGAAGCGTATGAAGTCATGAATGAAGATGATTTCAACACGCTTGATGAATCCATTCGTGGTGCCATCCCTGAAGGTTCAGGCCTTTTCAAGCAGTGGACAATCACATTCAATCCGTGGAATGAACACCATTGGCTGAAGAAACGCTTCTTTGACAACCCTGACGAAGAAACACTTGCCCTGACAACCAACTACATGTGCAACGAATGGCTTGATGCAAAGGACATCAAGCTGTTTGAGGACATGAAGAAGCGCAACCCACGGCGCTATGCTGTGGCTGGCCTGGGCGGTTGGGGCATTGTGGATGGCCTGGTCTATGAGAATTGGAAAGAGCAGGAGTTCAATCCAAAGGATCCGGCCTTCCTGAAAGAACACCCATCTATTGTATCTGCATTCGGTCTTGACTTTGGCTATACAAACGATCCTTCCACGCTGTTTTGCGGTCTTTACGATAAAGACACAAAGCAGCTTTTTGTGTTTGATGAGATGTATGGCAAGGGCATGTCCAACAGGAAGATTGCAGACACAATCACAGAAATGGGCTATGGCAAGGAGCGCATCACTGCTGACTCTGCAGAGCCGAAGTCCATTGACGAACTGAAAAGCATGGGCCTGCGTGTCAAGCCTGCTGCCAAGGGCAAGGACAGCATCAAGAATGGCATCCAGTGGATTCAGGATCTTGAAATCATCATCCATCCCAGATGCGTGAACTTCATCACGGAGATCAGCAACTATACCTGGGACAAGGACAAGTTCGGCACCAAACTTAATGTCCCTATTGATGATTTTAACCATCTGATGGATGCCATGAGGTACGCATTAGAGAAGTATATCACGGAAAAGAAATGGCTTTACTAAGCAGCACCACGGAACCAATACAACAAAAAGGGATGATTGGGCAAATGGCAAGAGTAATCAATATCACCATCAGAGACAAGATTGCTATTGCTGACCGGACAATCTACGTCTGCGGCAACAGTGATTTTGTCATCCATTTTGACTTTGATGCGGAATGGGAGCAGTACCAGACAAAGACTGCAAGATTCATCAGCACTGATGGCACATACCAGGATGTGGTGTTTGAAGGCAATGAATGCCCAATGCCCATCATGACTGACACCTACCTTGTCAAGGTGGGTGTTTTTGCTGGTGATCTGAGGACAACCACAGCGGCCCTGGTAAGCGCCAAGAAATCCATTCTGTGCGCTTCTGGAAGCCCTGCAGCGCCAAGGGAAGATGTCTATGCGCAGATCATGGAACTGCTGAATAGTGCTTTCAGACGAATTGAAGCATTGGAAAAAGGTGCGATCATTCAACCTGATGATACAAGCGCAGTGTTGGGTAAAGCGATTCTTGGCAAAATGGTACTTGCATAATAAGGAGCGGTGAAACATGGCTTACGAAAAGCAAAACTTTACTACTGGTGACGTGCTTGAAGCAAAGCACCTGGACAACATTGAAAATGGCATTATTGCCAATGAAAAAGCGATTGCTGAAAAGCAACCCAAGGGTGACTATGCAACTGAGTCTGTTGTTGATCAGAAGATTGCACAGGCACAACTCGGTGGCAACGGTGGTTCAGTTGACCTGTCCGCTTATCTGCCGAAAGAAGAAGCAGCGCAGACTTACCAGCCCAAGGGTGATTACCTGACAGAGCATCAGAAGCTCAAGACTATTAACGGTCAGAGCCTTGTGGGCGAGGGTGACATTGTTATCAGCGGCAGCGGTGAAACGGAAGTACAGTCCGCATACAAGAATGTCAAGTATTTGGAGAACACAGGTACTCAGTACATTGATACCGGGTATGTGATGCATGAGGATGACGTTCTTGAAGTGGACTATGAGATTCCTGAGTCCGCACTGTCAATCAAGACCGACAAAATCATGATTGACGCACGAGACGCAAGCAACGGCATTCGAGTTAGTACCTACAGTGGCACTTATAAGTGGTATGCACGTTTCGGCCACAATGAAAGCAAGACTTCGGCTGCTATCACAAGCAGCCTGAAGGGTACGTTCAGCCTTAGCAAGGGTGAGTTTGTCCTTAACGGTGAGGTTATCTTTGATGATCTGGTGTTTACAGCGATGCCTACTGGTACGCTGAAACTTTTTTCTGGTGTGAACCATGAAACAGGTGCAATCTCCGCTCCGTCTTATGCCCGAATCAGCGCAGCCAAGATCAAGCGCAACGGTGAAACCATCCGTAACTTCCGCCCTGTTCAGAGAACGGCAGACGGCGAACTGGGCATGCGTGATGCCGTGACTGGCGAGTTTTATCCTAATGCCGGAACTGGTGTTTTTTCCTTTGCTCCTGCGGATTATGTTGAAAGCACAGCGGTTCAGAAGAAGCCCACTCTGACCGAAGAGCAGAAGCTGGCGCTGCAGGCGCTCATGGATGACTATTACAACAATCGTGGAACGTTCTACTATGAATTCACCCACAACCGTAATGCTTTCACATCGGGTGGAACTTGCTATACGGCAGATAAGGGCAAGTTCAAGCAATGCTGTGCTACTTTCGTCCAGAATATCATGATGGGCAGAAGCGTGAATGACTTTGTGGGAAAGAACGCAAGCACCTATTCTGCAAACATCACGAAGACTGCTGTGTCCGACTTCGGCTACTACTTCGACTTCAAGTACAGAAAGTACCTGTACGGTTTGACTGATACGGCTCAGAGCGGAACCGATGTCTATTACGGTTGGGTGCAGCCGAACGAGGATAACTACGAGGGATCTTATTCGTACAACTCCTATTACCACCCCGACTCGACGAAAACGGGCAAGCAGAATTTCAACGGTTTCTGCAACGCCAACGATATGGCAAGAGAATTGTACGAAATGGGCTGCGAGGTTCCGTTCTCCGAATTGGATGTTGGCGATATTATTTTCACCCTTGACAATGATTTGAGCGACAATTCTTCGATGCTCAACTTCCACGCATGGCGTAACATTTACCATGTCGGCATGGTCTACGATGTGAAGCAGATTGATGCGTCCAGCAAAGAAATTTACTACATCGAATGTACAAGCTACTTTGACGTGGACAACCGTCCGATTGAGAAGCCTTTCCTGTCCTCTTCTCAGATGGATTTGAGGTTCAAGGCTTTCAAGTTGACGGAGGACATGGCCTTCTGTGCGAGAATGCCTATCGCATTTGGCTATGAGCCGAACGTGCCGGACAAGATTACCACATCAGCCACTCCCTAATGTAACTGACGAACACGAAGTATGAATACAACCCACCCTGCTTGCCAGTGTGCGGCAGGGTGGGAACATGAATGTGAAAGGTGGTGATGCCCATGCTGACAACGGAAGAGATCAGGACGTTCATTGCGAACGATGAAGCCACTGAGAAAAAGCGTATGGCCCGGATTGGGCAAGCGTACTATGAAGCAGAACACGACATCAAGAAGCACAGGATCTACTTTATTAACGCTCAGGGCGATCTGGAAGAAGACAAACTGAAAAGCAATGTGCGAATCAGTCATGCCTTCTTCACAGAACTTGTGGATCAGGCTGTGCAGTATATTCTTTCCTGCAAGCAAGGCTTCATCAGATCGGATGATGCAGACCTTCAGGAAGAACTGGATGCCTATTTCAACGAGAATGAGGACTTCATTGCAGAGCTGCATGAGATCCTGACGGGTGCCCAGGCAAAGGGCTTTGAATACGCTTATGCCTACAAAGACAAGGATGGCAAGACGGTTTTTGAATGTGCAGACAGTCTTGGCGTGGTGGAAGTCCGGGCGAAGGATACGCAGGATAAGTGTGATTACGTCATCCATTGGTACACGGAGCGGATTGAAAAAGACAAGGAAATCAAGCGCATTGAGGTTTGGGACGAAAACCAGGTGACGTATTTCTGCCAGGTGGATGACGGGGAAATCACATTTGATGACTCCCAGGAACTCAATCCCAGACCGCACACGGTGCTTGGCAAGGGCGAAAAACTGTATCAGGACAGCTATGGTCACATCCCCTTCTATCGTCTGGACAACAATCCCAAACAGCAGAGTGCCCTGAAGCCCATCAAAGACCTGATTGACGATTATGACATGATGGCCTGTGGTCTTTCCAATAGCATCCACGATACCAATGAAGCGCTATATGTAGTGCATGGCTTTGAAGGGGATAACCTGGACGAAATCATGAAGAACATCAAAGCCAAGAAGCATATTGGCGTGTCTGAAGAAGGCAGTGTGGACATCAAGACAGTGGATATTCCTGTTGATGCCAGAAGGGCCAAGCTGGAAATTGACGAAAAGGATATTTTCCGCTTTGGCATGGGCCTGAACACGGCTGACCTGAAGGATACCAGCGCCACAACCAATATTGCTATCAAGGCAGCGTATTCTCTGCTTGACTTGAAGGCAAACAAGCTGGAAATCCGGCTGAAGCAGTTCCTCCGCAAGCTGATTGCAGTAGTTCTGGAAGAAGTCAATAAGGCCAAGAAAACCGACTATCAGCAGTCTGATGTGTACTTTGACTTTGAGGACAAGGATCTGCCGACAAATGCCCTGGAGAATGCCCAGATTGCCCTGACGGAAGCCCAGAAGCGACAGGTGGAGATCAACACCATCCTGAACCTGCAGACGGTGATTGACGATGAAACCAGGCTTCAGCTTATTGCTGAACAGCTTGACCTGGATTACAACGATCTGAAGGACAAGGCACCCAAGCCTGAAGATGATCCGACTGTGGCGGCACAGCAGGCCCTTCAGGGCATTGTCCCGGAACAGCCCGTCATTGAGGGTGATGTGAGTGCTTAAACGGCAGAAGGAAGTGCTTCAGTATCATCTGGATTCAGAAGAAGCGGTGTTGAAGGCTCTTGAAAAGCATTTCAGGGATGCTCTGGAAGACATCAACATGGCCATCCGGATCATGCAGACGGATGAACTGACGCAGAGCAAGATTTACCGCATCAACTACCAGCAAACACTGAAAAAGCAGGTGGAAGGCATCCTGGAAAAACTGCACTCGGACGAATACACGACCTTGCAGCAATTCCTGTCTTCCACCTATACAGATGCGTTTGTGGGTACGATGTACGACCTGCATGCACAGAAGGTTCCCGTCATCATCCCTGTAGATCCGAATGCGGCTGTGAAGGCTGTGCTAACGGATAGCAAGCTGACAAGTCCTCTGTATGATGAACTGGGCATTGACATCACTGGCCTGAAGAAGACTATCCGGGCGGAAATCACCCGTGGCATTGCTTCCGGCATGACCTATGATGATATTGCCCGGAACATTGCCAGCGTGGCCAAGGCTCCTATGTCCAGAGCAAAGAACATTGCCAGGACAGAAGGCCACAGAATTCAGCAGGCATCCACAGATGATGCACGAATGGCGGCAAAGGCCAGAGGTGCGGATGTGGTCAAGCAGTGGGATGCTACCTTGGACGGTGCGACCAGACCTGTTCACAAGGATCTTGATGGCCAGATCCGTGAAGAAAACACGGTCATGTCATCCAATGAGGCGGTCGTTTGCGGTGAGATCGATTCAAAGGGTTTCCTGCGTGTGCAGGCAGGAAAAAGCGGTATCGCGTCCCTGCGTGTGTATGATGGCGAAAATGAGGTCTGCACCATTGATGTGCAGGTGACGAAACGAATCGGCTTTGTATATGATTTTTCCAAG